AGTTCCACTGTTCAACCTCCGTGCTGATTAAGAGAAAAACAAACTTGAGTTACTTAGAAAATCACGCGACTTCATCCAGCAAGGCTTCCGCCTCGCGCTTCAGCTGCTTCGCTGGCTGGCCCAGCTGCTTGATCCATGCGATCAGTTCCGCCCCGTCGTACCAGTAGCGGTTCGCCAAATAGATTGGGTGGAGGGCACCGGCTTGCCGCCCCTTGTCCAGGGCGATGGTTGAAAGGCCGGTTGCCTGGTTCACTCCGTCAGCGGTGTAGAGCCGGCGAGCGTCGATGTAGCCGTCACGTTTTTGCTGTGGCATTAGCCCACCGCCTTTCCAGCTCGGGCGTAGTCGCGGCACTCCTGAGCCTGCAGCAGCGAGCCTTCAACCAGCCGACGCCGCTCGTACTCAATGGCCGCTTTCTCGCCACGCTTGGCAGCGATCCGCATCCGTTCGTAACGGAAAGCGTTGATGCACTTTTGGCACAGGCCGCGGTTCGCAACCGCTTGCTTGTCGCCAGTGCTTTTGCAGTCTGGGTTGCAGCAGGTCCGCTTGGAAACGCTGGCAGCCAGCCGTTTGCGAACCTTCTTGGCTACCCGAACACGCATGAAGGACATGAGAAGTTGCTCCGTCCAAGTTTCCACTGAACACCTCGCAAGGCTGGAAGTCAGGGGCAATCCCTACCAGCAGCCATGCCAAATCAGGCGGTAATCCGTTAAAGCTCCGTCACCGCCAACACTTCTAATCTATTCTAGAATCGCCTACGTGTCAACAAAACTTCAATACAACTTAATAGATGCGGCTAGATAGTTGAGCCGTAAACCTTTGAGCCTCAACGACTTGTTGCCGTGAAGATTTTTTTTGTTAGCCTTCTTACATGGCAAAAACAAAACAGCGATTCACCGTTGACCAGATTGACGAATACGCCAAACACTTGGCGATTCTGTCGGAACGTCTAGAAGCCGTTGCAGCCCGTTATAGGGCCGAAAACGTGGATACCGCCGTCGTTTTTGGCGGAAGTCTGCGATGGGCATTCGATTTCTTGGCAAAGTTCACTGCCAATCTCGAATACGAGCTAATCCAAGAGCAGTTCCGAAAGGCTCATACACCGCCCCAGATCCCGGCGATTGAGAGCAAGCACGAAGAACCACCAGCGGAAGAGGCACCCAAGCCAGCCGGGAAAAAACGGAACATGCAATCAGCAAAAGAGCAGACGGACGCTGAGGTAGCGGACATAATCCGCCGCGCGAGAGAGAAGGGGATTTCCGTTACCGAAAAGGCACCGGAACCCAAGGAAACTAAGAAAAAGAGGTGATTCGTGGTCCCCAAGCCAATGCAGACTGCACTGCTTAATTCCCTTGTAACTGCCACTATCATGGTGGTGTTCTTCGCCACGACGTTTGGCGTAATGAACAACGAAATAACCCTGAAATGCCTTTTGCTGGTCGTTGGAGTTTGTGCTTTTAAATACATCTTTCAGTCGTATCCGAGCGGGAAATAGATCTCTCCACTACCACCGACCAAAGGTGTCCAAGCTGCCAGCAAACTTCTCCACATTGGAAAATTTTGACACGCGAGGGAGCGCGGCAACCACTGACGGGAGCCCGCCATGTTTGAGAAGTTTGATCGCCTGCTGATTTCGTACCCCACCACCACCCTGATTGAATCCGAGTGGGAATTTCGCCGCCGCCAGCTGGAGGTTCTTTCGGTCCGAGATTTACTTCTCCAGCCACTCACCCCCGAAGAGTATCTTCGCCGCCCGCTGCTTCACCGGGGCCGCTGGCTGGTAAAGGCAAAAGACCTTGAGCTGCGGCAAGTAAAGCAGTTTTACCTAGCATCCAGCCGCGAGTTCTATCGGCCCACCGGCCTGCAGCTCGCCCTCTACTGGCCAGACCAGCCCAATTCCCTTCCCGCTTCCTACGTGTCCAGGCGTTTTGGCGTTTCGCGGCGCGAGCGAATTGCACTTGCTAGGGCAATCGGCGAACTGGCTGGCCGGAACTTCGACGGATTCCAGCTTCGGGTCACGATTGACCAGAGGGCCCAGTAATGCTGCGGAACCTCAAGAGAATCAAGGTTTACGTTGTCGAGCACAAAGGCCGTGAAAATCTCCGCCTAATGTACCGCGATCCGGTCACCGGTCGGCAAGTCTTCAAGACTACCAACACGTTTAAGCGTCGCGAGGCCGAACGAGCCGCGGCCCTGTTGGAAGAGGAGATAAACACCAATCGCCAGAATTACGGCGGGGTTTCGTGGGAGTGGCTTCGGATGAAGTTCACCGACGAACACTTGGCAAACAAGAGCCCGACCACGATGGAGAATTTCGGCCATGCCCTGAACCGGTTTGAACGGGACTTGGGGAAGCCCGTAGACATTCGCGAGATCACGGGAATCGTGCTCAGCGGCTGGCAGAGACGGCTGGCCGCGTCCGGTCTCGCCCCGGCCTCAGTCGCTTCAAACTTGCGGTGTGTGCGGGTTGTGCTCAACTGGGCAGCCAAGATCGGACTAATTCAGCACGTCCCTCAAATCATCATGCCGCGAGCTGGGCAGAGTAGGGGTAGACCGATCACGCTGCTTGAGTTCGTCCGGCTGCTGCGGGAGATTCCCAAAGTCTTTCCTGACCACGCGGAAGAGGCAACCAGCTTAGTCAAAGGGCTCTGGCTGTCCGGACTCAGGCTAGATGAAGCGATGCGGCTCAGCTGGCCAGACGGGGCAGGGGAGTCCAGCCCGGTTGTTGAGTTGGAAGGGCGGAAGTACCCGGCGATCCGCTGGCCGGTCAAATCTCACAAATCGAGGCTGGCAGCATTAACTCCGATGCCCCGAGACCTTGCCCGGTTTCTGTCGCGAACGCCTACCAGCGAGCGGACTGGGCTGGTTTTTCAGGTGCCCCTTGCTCGGAAGACAATCGGCAAACGAATCTCAGCAGCCGGCAAGGCCAGCCAGGTATCGGTTGGAGGAACCAAACATGTCACGGCCCATGACCTTCGCCGCACGTTCGGCAATCGCTGGGCCTTGAAAGTTCATCCTCTCGTGCTCAGGATGATGATGCGTCACACGGCGATGGAGACGACGCTGCGATATTACGTTGACCTGCAGTTGGACCAAGTTGGCGAAGCACTCTGGGCCGCGACGGCAGTCAGTGGCAACCAAATTGGCAACAAAACTGAGCACGGAAAATTGGGCGGGGAATTTTCAAGTAGCAGAAAACGCGTGAACTAGGCGTTTTTGGCCGCTAAGTTTCCGGGCGTCATAATTGGAAATGAAGTGCCGGGTAACCGGTTGCGGGTTCGAGTCCCGTGCCCTCCGCTCAAAAGCCCCGTGAATCCACGGGGTTTTTTCATGCGCGGTCAAAATGAGGGGAAACCACCCCCAGCCCAATGGCAACCAAATTGGCAACTAATTTTGCGCGAGTGATTCTATAACCCCGCTCGGGACAAAAACCCCGCAAATCCCCACCGTTTTCCCTGTCGGGAAGATTGCCAGCCAGCCCTCAATCTTCACAACCCAACTGGCAGAAACTCCGCCCAGCAGCATCCAAGGGAGCCGCCCCCCGCCCACCTAAAATGTCAGCAGAGAAAAACCAAGGCTGGCAGTGGGGGGCTGGGCGATGTTCGACGATTACGACTTTGACAATGGCGATTCCGACTTCGACGATACGTTGATCTGGGCCTACTCTCGCACCGGTTTCAACCAACCCTCGCAGCGGCAGCGTCAACGCACATCTGCATGCAACGCGCGTACCCGGCGAGGTCAACTGCGTTATCCCTCTTCATTTGGTGAGTCTGCCGGCTGAGCTTGACGCATACCATCGCCGCGGCCACCTGCCACGGTTCGACCTGCCAGCCGAACAGCGTGTTCCACATGCTGGCCACCCGCTGGAAGTCTTGGTCCGGTGGCCCGTACTGGGCTTGCCGGTCGCCGCGGGTGATTCGCAACGCCTCTTCGAGCACGTCCTCTGGCTGCAGCTCCCAGACCTTGAGACCCAGCCAGCGTCCGAGTGCCGCTTCCGCCTGGGCACCCTTGGAATTGAACCAGCCCGGCAGCAGACAGATTTCATCGGCCTCGTGGATGATTGCCATCGAATCGCGGACAACAGCCTCCCTCAATTCAAATTCGGGAGGTAGTTTGTTCCAGTCCCAGCCCGGCCCAAGGTGGTCGAACGAATGGCCAGCCTCGCGGTCGAGGTCTGCCGGGCTGATCACGCTATAGCCTGCTGCTTCCAGCTTGGCTTTGGCCGCGTCGAAGGCCGCGAAGTTGTAGCATTTGATGCCCCGCATGGGGCCAGCCAGGTAAACGGTCTTTTTGGTCGTTGGGTCTGCGATCATTTCTCACTCACAAAAAACAGGAAAGACGCCGGTCACGCGGTCACGTACCGCGTCGAAGATTGCCCCGGCCTGCTGGGGTGGTTCGAAACTGAAACCATGTTCCGAAGCGTATTCGTCCCAGCCCTTAAGGCTTGAATTACACAAGCAGCGGGGCGTCGGCAGTCCGAATTGGTGGTAATGGCCCATCAAATTGAAACCGGCTGGCTGGCTCTGGTCTTGTCGGTGAATCCACTTGGTCAGCGGAATAGTCAACCCACCAATGCCGCCACCGTATTTGACTTGGTGGCCGTGGAAGCCTCGCACGCGAAACGTCGGGCTGAGATTGACGATCTCGATTCCGCCGCGGGCAAGCTGCCAGTGGAATCGCTTGCCGCTGAATTGCGACTGCAGAAAAGCGTAGATGATTGTCTCGAACGACTTCTCAGCCCCATTTTTGAACTGCATTTTCTTGGTCGTTCGCCCGTGGTTGCCGACGATTCCAAGCAGGTGGATCGATTCAAGATACTTTTCCTCGCTGATCGCCTGCAGACCTTCCGCCAGCAAGTCTTTGGCAAACACGCAAGCCTCTGCCGGCCCAAGCAGATTCGTCTCGCTCAGCTCTTGGTGAATGTCGCCGCTGATAAAGTCGCCGCCCAGCATGAGGAAGACCGATCGGACCTTGTTCGAAGCTCGCGCGTGACGAATCATCTTGACGGTGGACTCGATACACTTCCTCGCCCGCTTGGCTGCGATCTCAAGGTTGTATTCGTTCTTCCCCAGCGTCTTTCGAGGGTCTACTGCCTCTTCGACGTGCCAGTCCGACCAAATGAACATCGGGACCACTTCGCTGGCCCGGGACTTGGGAACTACCACGCTGGCAGGTCGCTTGGTCGATTCGTTGACCAAGCAAATCAGATCGACCGTTCTTTCCAGTTCGGCGATCCGCTGCTCTCTGGCCGCCAGCTGCTTGCGAAGGTCATCATTCCCGGCCTTGAGTGCCCGGACCTGATTATCAATCTTCTGGCTCAGCAACTGCTGGGCCTGCTCTACCAGCTTGTTTCGGTCACTGTTCCCGGTCATGACTGAGCCGCCTGTTTGAGAGCATCGGCAACAATTCGCACCGTCTGGCTGAGCTTGAACTGCTCTTTCACCACGCGAGCTAGGTTTGTCCAGGGCTGGCCAGTTTCCGGCCAGAGTCTGGCTGCTGCTGTGATCTCGGACTGCTGCTTGGCTGGCAGTTGTTCAAGCCAGCTTTTGCGGTTCTTCGTCGGCAGCTGCAGGGCTTGGGCTACCAGTGGGTTTAATCTGGTCTTGGGCATGTCGCGTCTCCGTTTGCGGCTGGTAATCATCGCAAGCCAAGCAGACTCTCTCTGTTTGGCCGTGGCGGTGCTTCCTATGGGTGCAAATCGTGTGAATCGTGCAGCGGTAAACCGGTTCGAGCGTGCCCCGCAAACCACACAGCCGGTTGGGTACGTCGAAGACGACTGGGCCGCGGTGAGTGCAGGGGGTGGTCATTCGCAAACCACCTCGAAGTCGTCTAGTTTGATGATTGATTGGCCGGGAAACGGGACGCCTGCTGGAAATGCGACCTGCCAGATTCCGAGCCCCAACTGAAAGTCACAGGCTACAAATTGAGGCAGCCGATTTTGATTTGTGGTTGACCAGATAGTCACGCCGTTTCGAAGCAACTCGCCGAGCTGCGGTCGCACAATGCCGGGCAAAGGAACGACCTCGACAAAGTTACTAAGCCTGTAACCGAAAGTGTCTCCATCTGCCGGAGGTACACCTGAGTATTCTATGAGGCCACCATAGCTCCAAACGTACTGGCTTAGACTGGCTGTGCGGTAAGCAGCCACATTCAGATCAGTCGAAGGAATGCTTGAAGGTGAGCCGAACGGAAGGAATGCTTGATACGTATTACCGGGAAGCAGTGGCAGGTCTTGCCAGTCAACCAGCTTGACTGTGACTTCAATTTTCCCAGCGAGTGTCTCTTTTTGAAAACGAGCGAAAGCATAGCCGGTCGTGATACCAGGAAAGCCGACCGCCCACTGGCCAGTTGCTCGACAGATTCCAGCGTCAGCAACCAACTGCGAAACAATTAGCCAGTCCGGATCAAACGTTGGCGAGAAGTCATCCGAAAACGAAGTCAGATAACTGCCGGAGCAGTAAGACGGAGGCGGGTTTGGAGGCCCGCAACAACAGCCACCCATCCAGCCGACCATGTTTAGCTCGCGTACAAAAATCCGGTACTTTGGTTTAGGTCCAAAGTGAACGTCTGGGCTCCTACGCTGATCCCGTAACCGTAATCGTAATAGCCGACCAAAAGGTCGTTGGTCGAAGTTTCATTAAAGATGACCGCATAGCGGAACGGTCCGAAGCCTGAGCCTGTGCCAGTGAAAACGAGGTCTTGGAAAATAATGGTCAACAGGCCACTAGACTGTGTGCAGCTCGTTAAGGTCAGGCTCGTTCCACCCGACGTGTAACCGTTGCCAGTAGTCAGCTCGCCGGTAACGTCGCTCTTTTGCGTCCACGACAAACTAGGTGCCGTGTTGGTCAACAGCACTTTGAAAGTGTCTGCCGAGAAGTCGTGCTTCTTTTCGTAGACAGCTTCAACAAACGAATAAAACTTATAGAACGTTGCCATTGTTTCACCTATGGAATTGCCACAGCTCCGAGCGTGTAACCTGCATCTGTAACAACGCTTGCCACGCTCACTGGGTCGTTGTCTAAATTGACTGCGTCAGACACAGAAGAAACCGTGCTAGTGATCGACACGCTTTCCAGAGTCGATCCCTCATCGTTGCAATCTTCCGCAACCACATACCAAGAGTTATTCACCCACCCAGCGAGCCCGTACCGATCACCGTTTGCACAAGCCGCACTGGTTGCCCAGTTCTCAACCTTGATATCCTCGCCGCTATCTTCCAGCTGGCCGGTTGTCGTTGACTCCACCCACACATCGCAAGTCACACCGCCTAGCAGTGTGCCGACTCGCCCAGGTATCCCGCCGCTGGGAGCCTTGATCAGTTTCAAATTGGGCATGTTTGCCCAGAACCACTGGCGGTTGTAGCGAAACACAATCCCGTCGCTGCCGTTGGGGACCAGCCCGCCAGTAACTGCTGCCACGGCTGCTTGCTGTGCTGTTGCCCGTTCGGTCTTCACCACGCCAGACGGTAGCCCTGAATGTGAAGCGTCAAGGAACTGGACCGGCACAGTCGATCCCGTGGTCGGATAACTACCCGCCGACGGATTGCACGTCCGAGCTGGCCGCACAATCTGATCGACCTCGCCGCCGGTCCGCTGGCCCCGCAAAGCCTCAACTACGGCACTGAGCCGCGAGACCTGCGATTCCAGCTGGCGGATTCGGTTTTCGTTCGACGGGTTGACTGGTGGCACGGTGGGAGTCCGCTGGGCTACTGGCTTAGTCTTCGAAGATCATGTATTCAACGCGGCAAGTCGCAGTGTTGGCCCGGATGTTGATCGCGTTGGCCGCCATCGTCAGCCGCATCAAAGCACCTTCGCCAGCCTTGAGCTTGGCTGTGAAAATCGGTGAGCCGCCATTGTGGTTGCCGACTTCCACATAGTTGGTGGCGTCATGGTTGTAGAAAAAGGCATAGCCCGGCGTGCCGATGTTGCTGGGCAGGGTGATTGCCCCGCCAGAGGTCGTGACGTCAATCACGCCGGCGGTGAAGTCGGTCCCGGTGATCGTGAAATTGGCACTCTTCTGCTTGTTCGCAGTCGTGCCGCTCTTGCTCATCTGCAGCTGCAGGTTGAATTGTCCTTCGTTGGCCATTGTTGGGTGCTCCTTTAAGTGAAATAGCTGATCACATCCAGCTCGGAAAATTCGGTCTTATACTCCACGCTCGGCGGCGATTGTGTTTCAGCCCCCAGCTGGTTGCGAATCGTGATCGACGTAATGCAGGTGTTGATTTCCTCGCCGTCATAGTTGCCGGTCCCGAACAGCGAGCCATCGCGATCTACGATCATGGTCGTGATCAGATCGCCAATCTCGAAAGCGTCGGTCACGAACTGGGTTGAAAATTGCATCGACCGCCGCGACTTGCCGTACCACATGAAAGCCATCCGGGCGATTGCTTCCAGCTCTTTCCGGTCGTCTCGGACAATCATCGTTTGGCTGGTCGTTTCCAGTGCCCCGTTGTCAACCTTGAAGACCGTGCCATCCAGCACCAAATGGAATTGGTATTTGTCGCCAGCGTTGACCGTGCGAACTCGCAGCGGCATGTCTGGGTCGAAGTCGATCTCATCTTCCAGATTGGCCGGATACCGCCCGACCGCGTGATAATCTGCGAGCACTGCCAGCGTGATTTTGGCGTCTTCGTAATCCACGCCACCGATTACCTTGTCGTCTGCCAGTGGGGTGAAGTTATTGACCGCGATCACATGCTGCGGCTGGCCGAAAACGTCCAGATAGAAATAGCCTGGGCGGTCGGCTGGCGTGACTCGACAGGCAAAATGGAAGTTGTCATCTTCGGTCGGCGATTCCACGTCTTGGCTGACCGAGATTTTCTCACCCGAGTACCATTTCCCGTCGATCTCCCAGTAGACCGTTGGCGGCAGCAGGGGCCGCTGCTTCCAGTCGTCTGGCAATGAACTGGCAAACGTCGCGCGAGACGTGTAATCCACATCAGCCAACAGGGGGACGCGATCCCAGACCTGCAATTCTTCCACCGGCACAATTCGCTCTGAGTCGGTAGGGTTGCCAATCGGGTCGTCAAAGTCCGGGAAGACCGGATTTCCCCCAGGTGTTTGGAAGTCTTCGTTGATATAAAACCGGCGAAAGACGTTTTCAAACTGCGGCCGGCTTCGATATTCCGCATGCCACCGCTGCATTTCCGCGATTTCGCCGGTTGGATATCCCGCGTCGCCGCTGCCGCCAGATTCGTAGTTGGTCTGGTTGCTCGCTTCCCATTCGAGGTCGAAGCCGCCCCATTCCAGCGTGACACAGTGCACCGCCCGAGCCCCGTAGACCTCCACCTGGTCATACTCGCTGAATGCGTCCTTCGTGATCACAATCGGGCTGGCAGTCCGGTCGTTGGTCAGGTCTATCGAATACTGGACCGGATTGGCCGGGATTCGCAGCTCGGGAGCATCCTCGGCTGGCGAGCGCAAAATAATATCGTCGGCGGTCAGGGTGAACGGAATCAGCTGGACTTCTGCCGCTGAGCTGTCGGTGAGCGTGTCACCATTCACCGCTACGCGAAAGGAATAGCCCCGCTGCCGTGCGATCAGCTGGTTCAGCAGCTGCCAGACCGTCTGGCCGTGAACCTCGTTGAACGCGGGCATTTCGTATTCGTCATTGCGAAGCAGGCTGGAAGAATCAGCCAGCTTCCACGGCATGTTCACAAGGTCGCTTTGGTTGCGTCCAAGGTGCCAGCCCAGCAGGTATTCGACGATATCGGTCGTTGTCCAAGGCTCAAGGTCGTAGTGGTTGAAAATGTAGGTGAATGAGTTGTTCGGGGCCGGGTACTTCTCAGACGAACGGTTGCCCTGCAGCTTGGTGCCGACCAGGTTGAAGTTGAGCCCTCGCCGCGCCTCGCGAACCGTCTGGCTGATCGAAACTGAGTACCAAGTGCGGTTGACGTACTGGCGATCCAAAAGCCATTCGAGCCCGACTGCGTTGAGCGTTTGTTTCCCCTGCAGCACGTAAACTTGCTGGGTGCCTCCGCCTCCATCGTCGGCATTTACTTGCACGTCCGAGCCCGAGAAAGCCTCAACCAGTGTGCCGACCACTCCATACCAACTGCGGGTTGTGATTGTCGGGTTGGCGGCGAGGTCTTGATCGTCCGGTAATTCTGCCACGTCAAAATCAATCCGCACGAAAGCCAACGTTGGCAGGTCAAACTTCGCCAGCCAATCGCCCGGTTCCACCCCCGGGTAAACCCCCGGCCCATACCGATAATAGAGCGTCGCCGAACCCATCGACGGAGCTGCGGCCCAGCTGGCCGACTCGCACATGACGTGCTCTTTCAGCACCCACGGATCTCGCCACTTGAGCTTTGCGTAGACCCTGTGGCCGAGAATCGTCCCGGTGTAGTAGCTGCCGAATTTCTTCACTGGGGTCGTCACTGGTCAGCCCCCTGCAGCTGGACCGGTGCCGCGGCGAGCGTCCAAATCGCTTGGATAATCCCAAGGCTAGTTGACGGGTAACTCAGCCCGCCCACGCCGGCCGATACCTGGCGGATACCTTCGGCGACCGGTTCGACGTTGATGACCGCGTATTGCTGGGGAAGATACAACCCCGCAAACATGACCGGCACCACCTTGCCGATTTCCTGTTCGTACTGGGTCATAAGGAACCCGGCAGATTCGACGTTATTCACGTCGGCGAAGGTCTGGACCTGAAAAGGCACCCCGCGTTTGCCGGTGTTCCAAAAGTAGAGCCCATCCACGCCTGGTCGAGACTCGATCTCAATCGTGGTCTTTTCCCCGATGGGAAACTGGGTCATGGATACGAACGGGTATTGGCCGATGTAGTACCGTGGCATGGTTAGTCGGCCTCCTGGTGGACGTTACGCTGGGCGGCGGACGGGACTTGGGCGGCTCGCTGGGTGTTCGCTGTAGTGTTTTTCGCCTCCTCAAGCAAACGTCTTCGCTGCTCATTTGCGTTTTGTAGTTCAGTGATCGCAGCATCCAGCTTGGCTGTGATATCGAGCTGACCTTCATAGGCACTGCGACGAGCTTGAAGTGACTCAATTCCAGCGTCGATATGAGCGGAATATCCGAGTTGTTCCCTTGCTCTCAATCTTCCTCGTAAATCAATTGGGTTGTTATACGCAAGCTGTGCGGTCTCGCGAGTAATACCCATGAAACTTGGAGTGTCGCCAATTGTTCTAGTAAAAACGGACCGAGCGTGAGCGTCCCAGCCAGCAGCTGAGTTAAGGTCGAACCCCTGCAATTTCGTGTCCCATAGCGATGCACGTTCCGCAAGTTTCAGTTGCTCGCTTCCCTCTTTCAGATTCGATTTCAAGTTATCAAAATCAGTCTTGCTTGATCTCAGCGAAGCAGCCGCGCTAAACATCAATTGAGAAGCAGTTGATTGCTTGTCTGTTAAAATCTCTCGGACAACCGGATAGGCTTCGTTTTCTTTACCGAATAGCTTGATTGCGGCCTTTTGAAGTTTGTCACTCGCTTGAACCTTTTTGATTCGCTCAAGCGTAGAAATTCGCTCGGGAACCACTTTTTCCATGACGTTTGCAAGTCTCAATTCAGCACTTGCGGTAATAGCACCTTCAGCATCATCCAGCCGAGTGCCGATTGCTGATAGGATTGCCCCGGTCGCCGATGTCGCTTCTTCCTCTCCGACTCCCTGTTGAACAACAGCACCCGAGGCAATCGCCTTTGAGTAGTGCTTGAAGGCTTCCGGCTTAACCAGCCGAGCTGTGCCCATCAATGACGTCATCCACGCCATTGCCTTTTGCGGGTCGTCAGTTCCCATTGCTTCCATGACGCCGGGGACTCGTTGGGCAAACTCAGCCATTTCCTGTGGTGAGTCTCGGAGAATCTTTGCAGCTTCGCGAACAATTCGATTGGTCAAATTACGATTGCCAGCCGAACCGCTAAGAACCGTTCCTTGAGCAGTGAAAACATCTTGCTGCCTGACGCCGGTTTCTTCGGCGATCTGCCTTGCTGCCTCAAGCATCTCTTTGACGTCTTGCTTGGTAGCAGTCGGGCCAAGATTCCGAATCATCCCTGCTTGTGAAGCTGCAACGGATTGATTTGTTCCGAAGATTCTGTTTGCGATTTCTTGTTGGTGCTGCTGCTCGGCTGTGACTCGCTGGATAATGTTCGACAATGCGAAGTATTGCGTGATCAGTCCTTGAACCGCACTGGCTTGGCTTTTAGCTGCCGCCATTGTCATTCCAGCGAAGCTCTTGGAGTCTTTCGCTGCCTTCCCCATCTGCTCTTGCAGCTTGATGTAGTCCTTCCGCAGCTTCTCAATCTCTTTTTCAAGCTGGGCAGCGTCGCCAGTGAATTTTTGATGGATTGTCGCCACGGTAAAACCTTCAAGCTACTCGAACCATTTAGGCCAAATACAACGCAAACAAATCGCCCCGCGTCGGAGCATAGTCAGGAATCTTGCCATCCCTCCAAGCCATCCACTCAACCAGTCGAGCAGACGGCGGCTTCAGTTTTTTTTTGAATCTTCCACCTCGTTCACGATCTGCATGTCGAACAGGGCCATCGTGATAAACATCGCTCGCTCTTGGTCCAAAACCGGGCAGCCAGCCATCCGATAGGCTTCCAGCTCCAGCGGCGAAATGCAGTAGTTCACTTGCAGGCAGGTCAACGCTTGACGCTCCAGCCACAAGTCATCCTTCGGCGTGCCCGGATTGGCGAAGTAATCGTGGAGCTTTCCGGCCAGCTCCCAGAGGTATTCGTGTTGAGTCTTTCGAACCAGCTTCGGTTCGCCGGTCTCGATATCAAACGCCACGTCACAGGGCAGACTCACGCCACCCACGCGAGGGCTGCGAGCTACCGGAATCGTCCAGCCACGTTCGGCAGCATCGCGAACCACATAGCCCTGCTGGATGAACTCTTTCCGCTGCAGCAGCTGCGGGTCGGGCAGCTCTCCGTTCTCCCACCCAATCCAAACCTTCCCGCTGGCCTTCATCCATGTTTGGCTCGCTGCCTTGTACCCAATCTCCCTGGCGAATCTTCCATCCACGTTGGGAGTGAACAGCAGCCCCGTCACGCCGTCGATCTGGGCGTCGCAGATCGCAGCCTTGCCTGGTCCGGCCAAATGCAGCAAGTGCCCGAGGTGGTGCTCTTTCAGCCGGTCGGCTGGGAGTAGGCCGCCCAGGCACCATCCAGTGCTGCTGGCGTTCGGAATGAAGTAGTGGAATGGGTGAGACATGGCGGTTTACTGTCCCTCCCCAAAATCCGGATCTTCCTTTTCTGCCAGCGAGGCTTTGTATTCATCTGCCAGCCGTTTGGCAGCGTCTCGCGCGGCAGCGTTAAAAAGTGCCCGAAGAGTCGCCACTGGCGTCGGGTTCTTCGCTGCGGCTTCTCGCATGGCGGCCATTGCCGATTCGTCGAAGTCGGCAAACCTTTCTGCCACGCCGATTGGCGGAAGCCCTACGATTGGGGCCAATACCTCGAACACTGTTTTTTCTACGCTTGCCACTGTGGTTTCTCCAAAGCATGGCGGGGAATGGGTTGGGAATGGTTTACCAGCGTGCCAGCGTGCCAGCTTGTAACAACCAACTAGCTGATCGTCGCTGCCGTGCTGGTCACAATCGAATGCAGTTCGACCTGAACCCGGCGAGGGTTAATCGGGCGAATCGCCCCGACGCTGCCAGTGATCGAAATATGCTCGCCGGTCGCGTCGGCGACATTGATTCCGCCCTGGGACTTCTTCCGAAGGTAAGCGGTAAAGCTCGACACATTCGTCCCAGCGGGCACATGCGACAGCACAGCCGTCACGTCGTCCACGTCGATATCAATCACATGGAAGGCCCGCTCGACTGCGGCATACTCCAGATATGGACTGCCCGAGCAGCGTCGCTCGATCATGCTGATATTCGAGTTGTAGTCCCATCCTTGGACGCAAATCGCGGAGCCGTTAATCGACACCGGCCCGACTTCGAACACTGCCTGCACGGCACTGGTTGCCGAGATCGCGACACCGGTCGAAATAACCATCGGGGCTGTGGTCCCATCGCCAGAGACTGGCAGCAGGGTGAAAGACGCCGTGGCCAGCTGGCCAATCCGAGCGGAAATGCTGTTCAGGCACAGCAGCGAATTAGCCATCCGTGCCCGCACGTTCGACGTGGCAGCAATCGCGGCCCGACCAGTCAAGCTGCTGACAAGCCGCCATTCGAGGTCGATATTCGAGGCAGAGTAAGCCTTCGCGATGTAATCCTGATCCAGCTTGTCGAGCACATCCTTGATCTGGGTGGTCGCCATCGACAGCACCGGACGCGTGCTCATGCTGCCAGTGAAGCCGGGAGTGACCTCGCTGGCCGAATGGACCCGAAACGCCTCCAGGGCAAAGTCGGGATTGAGATCATCCAGCTGGGTCAGGTCAACGCCAGTCGGGAAGTTGATCGAATGGGGCAGATATAAACTGGTTCCGGCCATTTTTTGCGGCTCCTATTTGTAGCGTTTGCGTTTGGCGGCGGCTTTGGCTTCTTCTTCCAGCAGCTTGAACATGACGTCATGACCGTGCTGGGTGAGTTCTTCCCGTTCGTCTTGAGCGACAGTCAGGATTTCGCGGGCGAGGTGAGGCCGGCCGGGCTTGTAGTTGATGGTGAGGTATGAAGGCCCAACCAGGCGAATCGTGGCCCGTGTTGGATACGCCATGACCCGCTGCATAAATCCGGTCAGACTTCGCTTGAGCAGGCCCGTATAAACCAGCGGGGTGATTCCGTGCCCGGCCCTGAGTTTTCGCCGCTTGTATTTGTTCGTTCGCTCGCGGTAGCCGTACTTCTCTTTGGCCGCCAGCGTGAAATGGTTCGGCAGCATGTCCTTTTGCCACTTCATGCCAATGGCATGGAAGACGCCCTTGAGAACCCGATCCCGGGCCCGCTGCGAGAGCATCGTGTAATTGGCGGTCTGGGTCTCGTTGATTTCGATGAAGAGTGGCATTAGCCCGGCCCTCCACCTTCATTGCCGAAGTTTGCCGAGTAGACCACAAGCCAAAAATCATCGGTCTGGCGGTGGTGAATGTCGGGCCGCGTCGGCTCGACCACCGTCTCGAATCTGAGCGGTGGGAACGGCGAGCTGGCCAGTGCCGCGCCAGTCAAATCATCCAGCACGCCCCCAAAAAAGTTCAGGGCGTCGATGTATGAATCGTTGTATCCATCGGTCGCTGGGTCGCCTTCGGTGTCAGTGTGGCGAGCGTTGTCAACCAGCACGAGAAACAGCGTGCCGCTCGTTTGGTGATTCAGCTGGCCGCACATGACGTTGGCTTCGTACAGGTGCTGCATGAGCCCGACCACAGCGAAAGGGCGAGCATCCTTGCTGCCCTCCGTCTCGCTGAATTGGTCGAAAGCGTAGATATGCTGTTTGGCAATCGATGAATTCATCGTGCCGTGTTCGTAGCCGTGGTAGTCTTCCAGTCGGTCTTGGAAAGTGTCGCTCGCGGCAACCAGGTCAATCAGGCTTTGCACTGCGATCGCGGCTGAGCTGGTTGCAGTGACAGTCATGATTTACCGCCCCCGGCCCTGTGCGTTGCGTACTTTGCGAACGAAAATCGCGATCGTGGAAAAATCAGACTCTTCGATAATCCGGCCAGAGAAGGCCAGTTCCCGCTCGTCAGGCTCAGCCGTGACAGAGCGTTTAATCTTGTCACCCACCCGGAGATAGGCGATCCCGCCATAGTCGGCGTTGTCTGGGTCTTTCAGCAGCTCGACCTCAAACTCTTCATTCGAGTCGTGGGTCTGCTGCTCCGCGTTCTCTACCTGCCGACGCTTGACGATTGCCGAGACAGTGCTGGGCGCGTCGCCATTGACCGGCGTGTAGGTCACGGATTCAGAAAACTGGTCGAACAGGCTGGGGATGCCAACCTGTTCGAACCAGTCATCAAACACGGTCATCGGTAGCGACCTGTGGTTAGAGAGGCTTGATTACCGCCTTGATTACCAACTCGGATTACAGGGTCGTCACGTTCGACAGCAGGTGAGCTGCCTGAACGTAGAGAACCTTCATGCCAACTTGGTGGCGGTTGCGAATCACCTTGGAACGGGTCTGCGGTTCGTCGTACTCTTCGAAGGTGCCGAACGGCTGGCTGCCGTCTTGCGACCAGTGGAAGGTTCGGCCCACGCATGCTTCACGAAGGTCGTTCGTCTCGGCAACCTTGCAGACCATCGCGTATTCGCTCGACCAAATCTGGGCAGGTGATGCGGCTTGTCCTTCGGTGGCTCCGTTCTTGGTGCCGCCAGCGACAAACACATACTTGAGGTCGAACACGCGGGCCAGCATTTCGGCGGTAATGTCCGAAGGCTTGGTCGCGTCGCCAGCACCGGCGGATTGGATCCGTTCGATGATCTGGTCCAGGTTGCGAAGGTTGCGGAAAACCTTGCGGTTAATGATCAGGGCGTTCGGCCACAGGCCCGAGCCGTCATAAACCTTGTTGACCGCTCCTTCCACGTCGTCAATCGGAATCGCGTTGGAAGTGTGGTTCACATCCCACTCGTTGGTGATACCAGTGGTGAGGCTGGCACCGTTCCAGGTCGTGGCGTTGAACAGCAAATCAGCCGCACGCATTTCGTGGGCAACCAGCAGGGCCGAACGGGCACGAGCTGCGGCGACCATTTCAGCGTCGAAATAGTCGGCGTAGTTTTGGGCCTCGTTTTCGTCCACCGGCTCTTCGGCACCGTACTCCTGAGTCGTGTAGGTGGCCGGTTCGAAAGTGAAGTTGCCACGGCTGTAGCCGCTGCCCGGGGCCCGGGTAACGTCTCGCTGCTGCAGCAGTTGTTCGATCGGGATGATCCCGAAGTTGCCAGACGCCCGGGGAGCGTCGAAGATTGGCAGCACTCGGGAGGCGATGAAACCACCCTCATTGGCTGCCAAGTCAAATTCCATTACGGAATCGCCAAGGTCATTACGACCGACGACTGCACTGGAGGGACTGGGCATGACATAGGTCCAATTCTCCAATTTGTTTTCAAGGGTGTAAGGAAAAAACCGCCGGGCTTTGGTGGCCACCGCCACCCGACGGACAAATTGGTCAGGTCACTAAGCCATTACCGGAGCAGTTGCACCGTCAGCATCGTTGCCAAGTTCTACTGCGGTCCAGCTGTCGCCATCCCACAAGAGAACGCAGTAATCGCCAGCATCGGCGAAGGTGATTGTGGTTGCACCAGTTAAGCTAGTCGGGGTCAAGGTTGCATCGCCACCGCCATCGGTGATCAGCTTGATTTTCTTGAGCTGCCCAGGGAAGGTTCCATTGGCCAGCGTAATGGCGTCGCCACCCGCATCGCTTGCGACACTGGTGTAGTAGCTGGTGACGTTGACGGCACCACCACCGGCAGCCAGCGTTTGCTGGGTCGCGTTCAAGATGCCGGAGAAGGCCCCGCCACCGTGGTCAGTCATGACCTCGATCACGTCGCCATCGGCCCCAGCGGCTTCCAGAGCAATGCCTTCCACGATCGAACCGTCGGCAGCCACTTTGCCGGAAGCTGCCGCGTAGACCGGATTGCCCGCGGTAATAGCCTCGCTGGCAACCATTTTGCGGGTGCCGGCAGCAGTGCGAAGACGAACGGGAACCTTGTCGCCATCGGCGAGAGCGGCGATTTCCATCGTGCCCAGCATTCGGTCACTGGCACCGGCGGCGGCGAGCACGCCAGACGAAAGCACAACCCGGAGGTTTTTGGCGATTGCCGCCCCAGCCTCCAAGGTTTTGCAGGGCGTTTCCACAAATTGACTCATGACAAAGACTCCAAATTGATGTTTTGTGATTCAGAAACTGTCGGGACTTGCCGGGAAAACTAGGCGTTTTGCTCGGCAACCATCCGCTGGCGAAGGCCGGGATTCTCGCGATTCACGAGGCTGCAGGCCTTGTCACGCGGATAGCCCTTGTTGACCTTGGCTTCCACCTTCGCGGTCCACTCTTCGCGGGCCGAAGTCTGGCTTGATTCGTCGCTTGCCTGGGCGATTGGCTTGACGCCAGTCTTGGCAGCAGCGGCGGGAGCTGCGACAGAAGCCGAAGCCTTTGCCTTGCTGGCCTCTTCCAGTGCCTTAGCTTCGTTAGCCCGGGAAACTGCCAGCTGTTCGCTCAGCACCTTGGCATGGGCCTTGATTGCTTGTTCGAGGGTGGCTCCGGCTTCGACCTGAGCCAATACAAAATCCGAGCTTGCACCGTCGCATGCCGCCTTGATTTCGGCGATTGTTGCGGGCTTGGGCCCCTGGGCTTCTTGCGACATGAGTTTGTCTCCTTGTTCGCTTGCCACTGAATCGCCGACTGGCCCGGTGCCACGCACCGCCAAACCGCTCGGCTTGTTTGTTCGCATTGCACCGGCACCACTTCCGGCATACTGGGCAGTCACGCGCGAGAGAAACGCGTCGTAATCTTCGACCTCATCAATCAATCCAAGTCGCTTCGCCTCGCTGGCGATGTGGGTCCGGCCATCGGCCAGAGCTGCGACCTGTTCGTCCGACATTTTTCGGCCAGCTGCCACCGCGTTCAGGAAGAATGAGTTTAGCGCGTTTACATTTCGGCTCATCTCTGCCAGGTGGTCAGCTGTGACCTCCGTGCCGGGAACTCCCATTCCCTTGAATTTCCCGGCTCGGACCACATGAACTTTGACACCGCTCGCGGCGGCGGCTCCGCTCATGTCGTGTACGACTCCATAGGTGCCAATTGACCCAACCAAGGCCGTGGCGTTGGCAACAACCTCGCGGGCCTGCGAGGCAATCCAGTAAGCAGCACTCGCTCCAAGGTCTTCCACGTAGGCAATCACTGGTTTCTTCGTGCCGGCCTTGGCAATGTCGTCTGCCAGCTCTTTGGTGCCGGCGACAGTTCCGCCAGGCGAATCGATTCGCAGCACGATCGCTTTGACAAAATCGTCAGCGACCGCGGCACGAAGTGCCCGGCGAGCTTCCACGGTGCTGGTATTAGCCGACATGCTGGAAGACTGCTTCATGAGCGGGCCAGCCAGCGTCAGGGTGGCGATCCCGCTTTGGTTCACCTCGTAGGTGTAAGCGTCTGCCGAATCGCGGGCCATCTTGGGCCCTTGGCTTTTCAAATGCAGGGCGATGTCCATCCCGCGAAACAAGTCGGCATGGATTGCCAGTTCCTGCTCACGCATCGCCCAGACGCCCAGGTACTGCTCGACATACGGCACGGTCTGGCCAGCCGGGATGGAAACATCCAGCTGAGCCAGTTCGGTGGCGGTCAGGTTGTCGTTTGGGGTCGTCACTGGGCGGGCCTTGTCGGTTGGTTTTGCGGCGGCTGTGGCTGGTTCGGATTGGCGACCGGAATCGAGATTTGGACTCCCTCCGGTGTCGGCAACTGCAGCACGTCCCGCCACGTCAGCTTTGCGTCTGGGTAGCGGTCGTTCAGTTCCTGAGCCTTGAGAATCGCGGCCTCGATTGCGTAGCCGTTGTCTTCAGTCACTTCGTCGATCACGGTCTCATAGTCGCGAGACTTCTCAGCATGCAGCCGGCGAGGGCTGGTCAGGTGATTCCGAAGTCGAAGCAGATCGCCGCTCGCATCTGTCAGCGGCTCAAGATACGGCCAGTTAGGCGGATTCCATTCATGGTCAAAGATTCTTACTTTCCGCCTGTCAGCGAATTTCGCGATGCCGCCTTCGTTGCCTTCGATCCACTGCTTGACCTTCCATTTCCAAATCGGTGTGTGGAAGCGGTTGATCAGGTGCCGCTGGAATGCCTTGAACCCGCGGCGGGCTTCATCCATCGCACCGCGGAAGCCTGAGAAGTTGGTCTCGCTGCCATCCAGCAGCATCATGACCAGCGGAATGCCGAGATTGACGCCCAGCAGCTGCAGCAGCAGCCGGATATGGGCGAAGAATTCCTGATTGGGTACGGCAGGCGAATCGAGACGAATCTTTTCGCCTGGCATTGATTTGAATAGCATCCCGGGCTGGATGCCTTGGATTGCCCGTTCCTCGCCGGTGACGGTCGTCTGGGTGGTTGATTCGCCGAATCCAGCCCCAGCTGAGACGCTGGGAAGTGATTGATTTCCCTGCTGGCCCAATGCCGCCTGCTCGCGAATCACCGCGAAGCAGCTGGCGATCTGCTGCTGCAGCATCTTGGCAAAATTGATGTCGTCAACCATGCCGGCCAGAGCGAAGATTCGCGACAGCTCGCTGATTCCGCGAGTCTGGCTGATTCGCTTGTCGCCGTTGTAGACGTGGAAAAGAACCCGCGTGCCGTCCATCATGACCTTGAGCGGGACCGATGTTTCGGCTGAGCTGTTGGTTTTCTGGGCGTCGATCGGGTCTTTGCTGATCCAGTACCGTTTGCGGCGGCGAGCTTCGTCAATTTCCACGCCCAAATGGACGTTGGCTGACTTCCGCTTTTTCTTGATCGTGTGGGCCTCGTGCAGCTGCAGCTGACCATCTTCCAGCCCGGCCGCGAGAATGTCGCCATCGACATGGACCGCACGAGTCACAGCCAGCTCGATTTCGTTCCAGGTCAATTCGCTTGAGACGTCCACTGCCTCGGGGTTCTTGGACCATTCGTCCCAGAGAGTCCAGAGGGCGAGGTCCAGCCCAGCGTCGCCGGTTCGCGGGTGAATCGAAAACCCGTCTTGGATGATGTTTTCGCAGCGGCGGTTAAGGGCCTGCCCGACAACCATGTCGTTTCGAACGACGTCGCGGGCCTTTTCGATGCCCTTGTAATAGTCTTCCTCGGACCGAATATGGTAGTCAGCGGAAGCACCGCCGGACGCGAGACCTGTCCGGCGACGGATAAACCGCGACTCTTTCATGAAGTCGTAATCGGCCCGCATATCGCCGAATGCTGCCTGCAGATTCTTTTGGCCCCGGCTGCTCATCGGCGGAAGTTCTCCACCGAAAAGAATGCGACGCTGGAGCCGCTGGATTGCTCATTGGCCAGCACAAAATTACGGGCCGCGTTCAGCTGCGACTCGATCACGGCTTTGTCGTAAACGAGCGCGTTGGAATTGCGGCGGGTTTCCTCGGGCAGAGCGAGCATCCGCATCGCCCAGGTAATGAACGACTTCGCCCGAGCTACGCTGCCGAGTTCTTCGTAATCGGCGTAGTCGTTGAAATTGTCGATGATATCGGTCGGCGTGTACGCTGGCATGCGGGAATCGTACCCGCACCCAGCGACATTTCACCCAGAGTTGGCAAGGCGGACTTTCTGCCTCTAACTCGAAGCAGCTCCGTCAATCGCCTGTTCGAGAATGTACCGAATCACATGCGAGGGGCGATCAACCGGCGTGCCGTTCTTGAGTGTCGCACCCGCGCGAGACAAACCATTCCGCAAACAGAGCAGGCCGTAGCGTTGGTGAGTCGTCAGGTCTTTGACGTAGAGCATGCCAACCCGCCGTGATTCATTCGGGCTGGGTGGATTGCCGAACGGCAAGGCCAACTGGACCAGCTTGGCTGGCGGCATGTCATAGGCCAGCGGTGGTTCTTCCAGGTTGGTTGGTTCGCTGTGGGACTTGCGGGCCTTGGTCGGCTCCGATGATTCAACCCAATCAGCCACCGTCTCCGGGTGGTTGTTGCTGGCGGTCGAAACCGCTCCCGGCTTCGGCTCAGTGATACTTGGCAGGGCAACAGCTACTGCAGTTCGTCGGCTCATACTTAACGCTCCGTCAAAAAGAACGATTGACCGTGTTGATTTTGGAAATACCTCCCAGCTTCCACGTCGCGTTGAGTGTTCGCCACCCGCTGCGTCGCCACTGCCTTGGCCATTAGTTCATCGTTCCGCTGCCGCATGAGGTTGATGCCAAGAATATTCGCCGCCACCGAGCATCCGACCACGCAGTCGAACCAGTGATTGTTCTTTTTCACAGCCACCCACTTGCGGGTGATACCCTTGTCGGGCTTGAAAGTCTCGCGGAATTCTTCCGCACAGATATGCTGTGAAAATGAATGATGCCGCTGGCGATTAGTCTTGTCGTCTCCACAATTGAACAGCGAGAGCGTGCCGTCCTGCATTACTTGCGAATTGTCGAAAGTCTTCGTCAAAAACCGATCGTGGACCCATCCTTTCCAAAAGTCCGCGTTGAAGTTGTACAGCCAAACACCCTCAGTCTTCTGCAAACTGATATTCCAGTTGTCGCCGACGTAGACCTCTTCCGTCGGCTTGGGTGTGCGATAATGCGAGTCACCGCCCCAGCCCTTGCTGACCACGAAAGGGATCCCGCCCACCTCGCGAACGAACTGATAAGTTGTTTTGGTGAAGTGACCCGAGTCGATCATGACCAGATCCGGCCGGTATTCAGCCAGCAGCTGTTCGCGAAACAGCGACATTTTCGACAACAGGGCTAATTCTATCGCCTGCTCGCTGCTTCCATGCCGAATTTCCGGCATTTCGATATACCCATAATCCACGACATTTCCTATCGCATTTCCCCGCCACGAAGTCACCGCCCAGTGGCAGCCGTACTTGCCAAGATCGAGGAAAGCCGTTAGCCGCTCCGAGTGCTCGGGAACCTCGCCCTGCTGGTAAGAACTGATTCGCGAGGCAACCAGGTCGGGCGTGAGTCCCCTCGTTTCCGGCCCCTCTTCCTTCTTCGGGTCGTTCTGGTACTCGCTGAGAAACGCCTCGATCCCGTTGTCGGCGATCTTGTTCATCGCGGCTTGGAGTGCCGAGTATTCGACCTGCAGCCCGCCGGCCAGCTTGTCTGAGCAGTACCGGAACTCGTTCGAGACCTTCGCCCCCAGCTCGGCTGATTCGCGGTTGTCCAGGTACATCTGGGTGGCCACCTGCCCAAACGGGTCGCCGCCACGCATGTCGGCTTGCCGTTGGTCCATGTAGTCGGTCCAAAACTGCTCGTTTTCCGGCCAGCTTTCAATCCACCTGTATCGCTTGCCGTTCCACGAAGGCTTCAAAACTGGGTCGGTAAACTGGAATGAAACGCACTTGCGATTCTGCACAGTGCAGAGCATGACGCGAGTCAGCGTCTTCCCGGGCCCGGCCAGCCCGGCAATGTCGCGGTCGATCAGTTCCGACCGGATCCGAATCTGCAAATCACTGTCTGCCGATTCTTTCGTTTCCGGGTCGTCAATCAGAGCGAAGTCGGGCCGGGTGCCGTGGATTTTCAGACCGCGGATTGCCGAGTCGAGCCCCGCAAACGCCAGGCAAACCCCGCCGTACTTGCTCCCAGGGACGGTCGGAAAATAGCAGTGCTTCTGTTTCCACTCGATTCGGGTCAGTTTGCCGTCTACATGCTGCCGGGCCGCCCGCTGCGGTGCCCCTTCGAGACAGACCACCGGGGCACAAACCTCGGGGAAGTCGGCGTAGAGTAGTTCGTTTCGCTCGAACTGGCTCTTAATGTCCGAGTAGATTCGCTCGGCATGGACACCCGTCGCCGCGACGATCAGCGGAAACTTCGTTCGTTCCTTCAAAATCAGATAGATAATCATCCCCGTGGTGATTTCGGTCTTGCCCTCACCACGCGGGGCCGCCACGGCTTGATCGCCACCACTGACCGACCGCACGTCGATCGCGTGAATCATTTCCTTGTGGTTGTCCGAGAACGGCAAGTAGAACCGCTCGGGAAAGTAGGTCTTGAGAAACAGCTCCGGGCTTTCGAGGCAGCGAGCTCGCCTCGCCGGGTCAACGCATTTGGGAATCTTGATCGCGGCCGCTTGGCTGCGTGCGGCTCGCTTTCGCTGGGCGTCCCAGTCGCGTTCATTGAACCCGCCGCCGCCCTCATCATCGTCTTCAAATTCTTCTTCGTTTGTCATTCATTAAGTCGGCTGATCGAAGATATAAGCCTTTCCATCGGCAATCGTTTCCAGCTCACCAGACCAGTTTGCTTTCAGGGAATACTTGCACTCGAAAGCGTTTTTTCCTTGAAGGTATTCTGTTCCAAGTGACACTGTTCCACTGACTGATACAAGAGTCGATGAATCAACTGTTCCGCTGATTCTTTGAATGACAGCCAGCGGATCTCCTGGTCGAAACAATACCAACTCGACACTGGTAGCAGTGGAGTAATTTTTCGAAACAGTGAACTCGATTGCTGCATGTGCTGGCGTGCCGTATGTGCGATTATTGTAAAGCCTGAGCGATCCTGAACTTCCAGTTGTAGACATGGCACCCACAACTGGCCCAGCCGATTGCCGCGTACTAACCGCAACATCAATTCGTGCCAGCTCAGTCGCCAGCTCAGTGCGGACAGCAGAGGCAATCTCTGATGGCAGCAAAACCTCAGGGTCGAGCAGCTTGTTAATTACTCTCCCTATTTCGTTTGCCGCAACTTGATAGCCTCGGCTAGTTGGATGAATGTCATCATCGCTAAAATATTCCGCAAACCCATCTGATAACTGCGGGATATCGGCCCATGAAACAACGGTTTCAGGGCCAGCAGAAAGCAACGTGTTATAAGCGTCTGTCGTGGCTTGTAAAACTCCGGTTCTTGGTAGCATGTGAACCGTTACCGGCTCCCAGCCTTGTGCCGTCCACGACGCCAGGCACGTTCCCTTGTCAGTTGCTGCGGTTGCCGCGGAGTCACCAGCAGCGATGTCGTTAGTCCCCGCCCATGCGATGACAATATTTCGCTGCCCGCTGACAACGCTTTCGGCTGTAACGTTTGACGCAATTTGGTTCCATGTGTAACCGGAAATCCCCGCGTTTCTTACCCTGCAATTGAGCGGCAATGATTGCTCCAAGTAGTACTGAAGGTTTCGTCCCTCAATTGAGCCGACTCCTGCGGTGATTGAATCGCCAATCATGACAATGTTGTTTTCACGCGGCAGGACTCCTGTTTTCTTTTGCAGATAATCCAAAACGTCGGCCTGTTCACTGGCGTCCAGTTTTTTTGAATACGCAAATACTTCAATAAAATCGCCCTGAAACAGGGCTACGGTGTCAGAATTCCAACGCCCTAGGCTTCCGTATGTAGTGGACTCTGATGTAATTGCAGACAAACTAGTTTTTGTGTGTCCAGAATAAACATCGATCCCGTCTGAGCCTGAGCAGTATCCAGTAAAGTCTAGGATATTGCTGGCAAAATTGGTGCTGTAACGAATACCTCCGCCGCCTCCGTTGTAAACACATGGGATGTTATTGAAAACCAACACAGCTGCCCTGCCTGCACTGGTAGAGGTATTGAACAATGGCTGGACGTTAGAGCCATTTGCACGCAGGCGATGCACGGCAAAAATAGAAAAAGACTGGCTGGATACTGAAATCGAAGACGCCAGCCAGTGCGGCTGCGTGCCAGCTGGGTTGAACGTCACCCGCTTGCCGAAAACGCTGTCGTCATAAATGTAAGGCTGGGCCGTTGCCGTCGCCTGTGCAAAGTTATTACCTGCTCCGCTTTGGTCAGCCCAAGCCGATACACGACCAGCAGCATCGGCTTCGGTGATGCCAGTATCCGATTTTAGCCACAACACGCAGTTTGTTATGTCTGTCGGGTCGTCAATTGCCATTCATCACCATTAGGCTAAGGTTGCTCAAGTGTTTTAATGTATCCAGCGGCAACAGCCTGCTCGCGCGTCAGCACATACTGCTGCCAGCTCGGCGGAATCATGTCTGCTGGCCGGAAACGCTGACCACCCAGCATTGATACCGCTCCGACAATGCCATCCAGTTCCGGTTGTGTGATCTGGCCCTGTGCAACGAACGGTCCCAGCACCGTAGCCAGCCCAGACGGGTCAGCGGCGAGGTGAATCGGGATGGTGTCAGTCTCCGGCAGCTCCAGCACCGCAAACGGAATCGACGGGTGTTGGTACATGGCACAATAGAACTCGCTGACGTTATTCGGGTCACGAACGCCATCGGGCTGGGTCAGTTTGTAAAGCTGCCGATTTAATTCCGCTGCTGCGTCGATGTGGACTGGGACGTAGATCATTAGGCCACCGTGATTCCGTAGAAAGCACCTGCACTTGCCTCGTAAGCGTCACGCTGGGCATCGCTAAGAATGTTCGACCAGATAACAATTTCGCTGGCGTTTCCATCCCAAGGGCCAGTGCTAAAAGCGTTCAAGCCGAGATGCAAGTTATAGGCTGCGTTTTCAACAAATGGCGTGCCGGTGCTTGCGTTAGCACTGCCAACTGAGGTTCCATTACGGTAAAAGAATCCACGACTTGAAGCGGTAGCGTTGTCTGGGTCCAGCAAGAAAACTCCGACCTTATTAGCTGTCGAACCAACTGATGTCCCAAACGCCACGCTGTCGCCGTTCGTTGACACGCCAGCAACATCCACTTTGGCAATGTTCATAGATGTGTCTTCTGTGCCTGAGTCAATCAGGCGGAAACCAGCATAGGCGTTGTTGATTGCATTTGACATAAACCATTTGTTTGGCACTGTGTCGTTTGTCTTGTTCACAAACCCAATAGTTCCGCCTGTCGTGTGCAGGTAGTTGTAAAGTGCTGTGCTTGTCGCAACAGTCATGCGATGGGAAGTAGCTGTCACGAACTTTGCCGCAAGCCTTCCGCCGAGCGTCACGGCTGTGCCTGATTCGCAAACGATAGGCTGCACGGATGTGGTTGCTTGCGTGAAATTTCGCCCGTTGCCGCTTTGATCGTAGATGGTCGTCAAGAAACCATCGCCAGCACCGCAGAATGCGGCGACAGCTGCTGTGTCTACCTGACCCTGAGTACCAAGCCCAGCGAAGTCGCTCTCCGCGTTGTCGCTCGACCTGCGGACTCTAATCACTGGGTTAAGCCGGCTGTAAGCTGTCCGCAAACGACGACCGACCGACCACGCCGATTCAAGGCCTGTACCGAGTGCATCCAAGGCACCGCGAAAGCCGGAGTCACCAAGCAGCAGCAAAAGGCCCATCTACTTCGCTCCGTATTTGGCACGCATCCACGCCGTAAAGTGCGGGCCGAACTCAGGACCGCCCCACGCATGAAAAATCTCTTTTGGCACCCGGCTGTGATAAAACTTGTCACTGGGCGGATTCGCCCGATACCCCAGATAGTGCTGGACCTCGTGAATCAGCCAGATTCGGCCAATCGCCGGAGTCACGCCCTTGCGCGAGTTGGAAAACTTGATCTTCCCGCCACCTTCATACTGCCCACCGTTGGCGATGTTCTGGAAGTAAACCCGGATATTCGCCTTGCTGGTGCTCGCAGTCTCGACAAACTTCGCCCCGCTCAGCTTCGACAACTCAGCAAACGCGGCACGAATGACTGCCACGGTCTTGGTGTTGCCCATGCCGAACCATGAATAGTTCGGGTGCCCGCCGTACGGCAAAGCAAATGTGAACTTGCGAGGCTTGGCAGCAACTTCCAGCCGCTGGTCTTCATCCAGCGGAACAATCGTGCAGCCACAAAAAGCACGCATGGCGGCACCCTTTCGCTTTAGGCAATTGGCCGAAGAACGCAAACGAGACTCTTGGCACCCGACTGGTTTGATCCAGTCGTGATTTTTGCGTACTGAATAGTGGCTGCCACGTTTGCCTTGATGGCATGCAGCTCACTAGAAGTCAGCGTCTTGCCGCTGTAGGCGGTCCCTTCGTCATTCACGTTGAAAAAATTGGTGCCGTCGTGGCTGCCCTTGAGTCCCCACGTTGAACCAGTCATCGACGCCGGGGCATAAAAGCCAAGCAGCTGATTCTTTCGGCAATCAATCAATTCGCTCTCGTTGGCGTTGTTGGCAATCGTCACCGTGACGTTGACTGGATCAGCGTTGATACGCTTTGGCATGCTTCACCCTTTGAAAATCAAATCAACCAGGAAGGAACCGACCGAACCAAACCGCCAACTACTTAACCAACTTGAACAAACCCAGCACCGCCTGGACAAACTTCTCCCAGTCGCCAACCTTCGATCGCAGTTCCTTTTCAGCGGCACTCATTGCCGGCGGTGGAGGTTGTGTTCCGCCCCCGTCCCCGCCGCCATTTCCACCACCGTCGCTGGGTGGACCAACATCCCAAATCGGGTAATCGCTCAGCGAACTCGTTTCGCAGTGGTAGCCTTCAATCAGCTCAACGCCAGACCATTGACCCGTCGCACTCGGGAACTCCAGCCCATCCACCCGAGCTGGGCCGTCGGTGTTCTTCTCTTTGCTTTGCTTCCAGATCGTTGCCGTTTTCTGACCAGCCCCGCTGCCGTTAATCGTCCAGGTCAACAGGCCCTTTTGCTTGCCATCCTGAACGACTGCCGAACCGCTCTGGCCGCCAATCGAGTTGGGTTGCCAGTACCAAAGGCTGCCAAGGCTGGTCGTCTTGCACAGCTGGCCGCTCGGGACTTCGCAGCGGGGACAGCCCCAGGTCCCGGTCAGCTCGCTAGAATCCGGGTCGGTGGTCGAGAGTTTGATCGGCTCCAGCCCTTTCATGAACTTATTGTCAGCCTTGAGCAGGGCCCAGTCGGTCGAGGTCCGCGAACTGTAGGCGGCTTCAATCACTCGGGCCGAAAACTTCTCAGTCCCGCTTTTGTCCGCTTTCAACGCCTCGCACTGGACCACGTTTCCAATCTTTGAGCTCGCGACGTGAGCATTGGTCAGGATGTAAATCCCCGTATCGTCGCGCCCGCAAAGACTGCCAGTGCCGCACGAGTTGCCGTTGAGAATCCGAACCGCCCGCCCGGCCCAACTGCGAATCTCAGTTTCGTCGGCCTTGGTCAGGCTGTGACCGGTCGGCACCCGCAAAACCTTGAACCAAGTCGATTCAGCGGTCTCGCCTTCGGTCTCAAGAGGCACCACAGGCACCACCGGAACGACCGGGGGAGCTGGATTGATCACCATCGGCGGGCAACTGCCATCGGGGCAATTACTCGCCGGGGCCCGCCAGCCCTTACGGAACAACTGGGCGTCAGCCGAAGCTGAAAACAGAACAACCAGGGCGAAGCTGAGAACAACAGAGACGAATCGTTTCGAGGGCATTGTTTGCGGCTCCACTAGCGAGCGGGTTTGTGAATTGAAAAGACCGACCGGCAACCAGGCGAACGCTTAACCTCGAACGCGAGCAATCACCCGCTGTTCAAAATTTCGCACTCGATATCGGGTCGCCTTCTGCAACTGCCACGCGCGAGACACTGGACCGGCTACCAACAACTGGTTGTCAAATGCAGTCTTGCCGCTGAACAAATCAATCAGCGTCGTCACAAACTTGATGATTGAATCTTGGTTCTTAATCGCCCATTCAATCCATTTCAGAAACTGGTCGCCCGCTGCAGCCTGAGCCTCGATTTCGTCGAACTCCTGCTGATATTTCAGGGCCAGATATTCACACACAGCGTCATCATTCGCGGCCCGGCGGAGCTTCATCGCTTCAATCAGCCGGAAACGCTTGGTCTCTGCCAGCTGCCGCAAAGCAACCTTGACCGCCAACACTCGCTCGCGGTCCACCTCGCCGCCGTCACCATCGACAGCCGGTGCCGCTTCCAGAACCGAAACAGAAACAGGCTCGTGGTTTTCATCCACTTGAGCCACCACGCTGCACTGAGCAGCGAAACACAACAGCAGGCAGGTCAACACGACCACGGCAGACTTCATTTCGAAACCCTCGCTCTTTGGGAATTACAACCACTCGTTCTTCGAGAGGTCGCATCTTGCCAAATCGACCGGGGGTCACTCCACAGCATTCAGCCGCTCAATAGCCTGTTTCGCCTTTCTGACTTTCTGCCCTTGGTTTTTTTGTGGCGAGGTGCCAGAGCTCGAACCCCTTGCGGATCCGGTCGAGCATCACCGGCCCGATGTACGGGTGAGAGAGCAAGAATTCTCTCCGGGTGTTGCCCAGCTGCCGCATCGTGTAGATGCCGATCGCTTCCAGCTGGTTGGCCAGGCGAACGTCGTAGAAGTCACACACCGGCGAGTCGTCTGAAATGACCTCGGGCGGCTTGTCGTAAAACTGCTTCTGAACCAGGTCGATCGCCATGTCGAGATCGCGACGCGCGAAAGCCACTTCCAGCCGAGCGATAAACGTCGGGTCAAATGTCCGAATGTCTGCCGAATCCCTCACCATCGCTGTTGCTCCCTGCAAAAAAAACCCAACCGTTAAAAACACCCCCTAAACCGACCGCACAAAAAACACCCCCCAACCTAACACCCCCCACCCGGACTAAGTGATGAAAATTCGCAATTGCAAGGCCCT